TGGTAAGTCAGAACCGAGTGCGATGTACTTGTTCAGCGAGACCGGAACACCGTCTATCATCTGATAGCACTCACCGAGATCGCAATCGATGTACGTAGGGTCTCCGAGAACCGACTTGGTCGATGTGCCGATAACAGGATTTATCACGTTGGTCTCGTCATTCAAACCTACATTCACATACAGACCGGAGCTTCCCGGAGTCGAATAAGTCCAGAATATCCTCACATAATCGGAATGATAGTCTGCTGTGATGTCGAATGTGACCGTGAAGTTCTGTGACTGGCTTCCGTCGCTGACCGTTCCTGTGACCGTGACCGTGTTTGTCTTCTGCGTGTCCGCGCCGTTTGCGTAAGAGCACCATGCCTGCGATGTAAGCAGTATGTACGGAACATCACTAAAAATGCTTGGATAAACATACCCATGCGATGAGAAGTTGGTGCGACCGTTGCTGTCCGTTACCGATATCAACGTGATGTTGGTGTATCCGTTGCTCGTCATCGGCTTGATGCGTGCTCTCATAGTGATATACGCGCATCTTATGGAGTCTCCTGTATTCAGAAGTTTCTGTTTTTTGTTGAACTTTACGGTCTGCACCATTCCGGTGAACATCTTCGTGTCAGATAACTCGACATCGCCTATCAGAGCATCGCTCAAGTTGATGTCGTATATACCGTTGATGGACAGATCTCCGTGTCCCTTTATCATCAGCAGGGGGCTGCTTGCGTGTTCTGTTGGGTTGAATATCTTTTCCCCGTTTCCTCGGTTCAGAGGATGCTCGCCGTCCTTCAAGAATCTTTGTGGCTTGCAATCGAACTTGATCGTGAATCTGCCGGATCCGCCAAACGGGCCGACGTCGACATCAAGTCCCTCTGCATATAGCGCCATTCTGTATTCATCCGGATGATATGAATCTTCGAGACGCTGATATCCAGTTTGCGAGGCTATGGCGTTTCTGAACGCGCTTATTTTCTCCCGGAATTCTTTGCGTGTCTTCCCGAATGCAAAAGCAGGGTACTCGACACTTGCGTTTTCATATCTGCCTTGGTCTATCATCAGGAGTCCGTTCCTGCCCGGGATGACGACCTTCTCGACGGCACGTTCCGGCGCATTGTGCACTCCTGAGCCCGTTATGTATATCCCATAATTTGCGGAATTCACTCCGCCGAATATCAGATTATTTCTCATGCCCATGCCACCCTGTGATTCTGTTCTTCATCTACGATTATCTTCTTCACTTCCATCGCGATCTCCCGGGCGTTCTGCCCTTCGCTCGCGTAAATGTTGAAGACGTACTGCTTGTTGCCGAGCTCCTTGGCCACGGAAGCGACATCCCTGACCAGCTTGCGCTTGCCGTATACGATCTCAGAGCCTGGTCCGTCTCCGTACCCATCGAGCCTGCCCGGTGATGCCACGACCGTCCTGCGCTTGAACTCCATCGGCACGTCGTAGTTGCGCCTATGCCAGTTCACATTGAATCCGGAAGGATATGTTATTGTTTTACCGAGTACCTTCTTCGAGCTTGTTGTCAGTGATATGGTTGGAGTCTTGAATGAAATGATCTTGCCCAGCTTGAATGGGAATTTTCTTTTGATCTTGTCGACGGTGCCCGTGACTTTATCTTTCGCGCTCTGCATCTTGCTTGTAATGGTCGACTTTATTGACTCGAACGATGAAGCTGCGCCGGTCTTCATGCCAGCCCATGCAGTTGCGGCTGATGTCTTCAATGACTGGATCTTTGTTTTCGCCGATGTGGTCATGCTGGTCACTTTCGATGTGACCGCGGACTTCATCGATTCCCAGCCGGCAATAGTGTTTGTCTTTAGCTCATCCCATCTCTGTGATGCATACTCTTTCACTTCCGCGGCTTTCGCCTTGATTTTGTCCCAGTTCTTCCAAATCAGGACGCCTGCTGCTACGACTGCAGCTATTCCCAGGATCACCGGATTGAATGACAAGCCCATGATCGCTGCCTTCGCTATTCCGAATCCCTTTGCGATAAGTCCGCCAAAAGCAGCTATCTTTGGTGCAAATGTCAAAAGCTGGCCGATGCCTATGAGCAGCTTCCCGCCGATGAGCAGCACCGGGCCGAGGGCTGCTACTATGAGCCCGACCTTTGCTATCATTTGTTGCTGTGACTCTGAGAGACCATTGAACCAGTCGACCGCTTTCTGTACGCCTTCGGCTACTTTCAGTATCGTAGGCGCGAGTGCCTCTCCGAGCGATGTTGCAGCGACATCGACGCTCGACTTCAGCTTCTCAATTGATCCTCCGAAGCCTGACATCGTAGCTTCCGCCATGCTTGCCGTGGTGCCTTCTTCACCGAGGGCTGCCGACAGACCGTCGACTTCCTCCGGTGCTGTATTGATCAGTGCCAGCCAGTTCGACATCTGGTTCTTACCGAAGATTGCCGAGGCGGCTGCGATCTGTTCAGACTCTGAGAGACCAGCAAATGCCTTGTGCAGGTCTTTCTGGACTGTGACCGAGTCTTTCATCGACCCGTCCGTATTTGTGACCTCTACGCCCAGTCTTTTGAGCCATTCCGCGCCCTGCTTCGATGGTTCGACCAGTCTGGCCAGACCTGTCTTCAGGGAGTTTGCTGCTACATTTGCATCGATTCCCTTGTTTGCCATTATGCCCATGTACAGAGCCGCATCGTTGACGCCGTAACCGGCAGCCTTGAAAATAGGTGCTGCTATGCTCATGGACTGAGCCAGGCTGTCTACATCCAGTGCAGAGTTGTTGCACGCATTCGCGAATACGTCCGCGTATTTTGCTGCATCGTCGAAGGATCCCCCGAAGCCGTTGATCGTGGCAACGAGGCCGGCGGATACTGTGTCAAGGTTGCCGCCTTCGCCAGCGGCGAGGTTCATTGCCGGAGCCAGCGCCGAAGCTGCCTGCTCCGCATTCAGTCCCGCACGTGCGAAGTTGAGCGTCGCTGTGGCAGCGTCATTCATTCCGTATGTGGAATTTGCCGCTGCGCTCTTCATGGCTGTATCCAGGAGCTGCGCCTGGGCTTCAGTATTGCCCATGGTCTTGTTGGTCAGCTGCATGATCTTGTCGACTTCTGCGAATTTCTTCGCACCGACCGCACCTGCAGCTGCAAGCGGCAGGGTGACCTTTGTCGTGAGGTCCTGTCCTATTTCGGACATCTTCCCGCCGACGGTCTTCATCTTTTCGCCAACGGCTGCTATCTGCTGAGCTCCTACAGATCCGAACCTCTGATATTCTTTCTCGAGAGCCTTCAGCTTGCTCTCTGTGTCGATGATCTCTCTCTGGAGCGCATCCCATTCAGCAGTCCCTTCGTCGACATGGCTCTGAGCTTCCTTCAGCTGATCGAGTCTTGTCTTTGTCTGCTTGATAGAGTCTGCCAGCTGCTTCTGCTTCTGCTTCAGCAATTCCGTGTTGCCCGGGTTCAGCTTCAGCAGCTTGTCGACATCCTTGAGAGATTTCTGCGTTTTATTTAATTGGCCGTCGATCCCTTTGAGGGCATTGTTGAGCTTATCGGTTTTGCCCTCTATTTCGATTGTTATGCCCTTGATTCTTCCTGACGCCATATTTTTCTCCGTTATGTTAGAATGCGTCGAAGTCTGCCTGCGTCGCTATTTCGGCATATTCGCAGTCATCGTTCGCGTGTTCTGTTAGAATGTCCATGACTTGACCATATGTAAGAAAATCCAGGTCGGCTAATGTTAGCCCGACCTGGATGCTTCTAAGTGTAAACAGTGCGACATTCCATTCTCTGTCTACTGGTCTTCCTCTTTTTTTGATTCTGATGTGCTGACTGTATTGCCCTCATAGACATCGTGGATCTCGGTGAGCTTGTCTATGTCGCACAGATCTTCTCTCGCGAACTGGTCCATCCAGTCGTAAAAAGCCTCTTCATTCAGCTTCATCATTTCCTTGCGCTCTTTGCGCTTTGCGAACTCGGCCATGATGAACCCCATGCGGATCGTGAAGTTCACCATGTCGCCCGGATCCATCTCCTGCGTCTGCAGCTTGATCGGGTCCTCGCCGAATACGTTCTTGTAGTACAGATCTACTGATGCCATTGAAAGCATCGGTACGTTCTTGTCGCCTATTGTAACTTCTCTATACATAACTTTCCTCCTCATGATTCTGATCGATTAATTGCCCTAAGCAGGCGTCACTACGGAGCTGAACCAGCCCTCGTATGTGGTCGTGTCTGTGTCCGCTTTAGTCTTTGCCTTGACGATATCCTTGTCGAGACCCTCGAAGTATACTGATCCT